AAGTTAATATATGCAGAAACAACAAACGAGTTAGAGTTTGAAGGACCTGCTCTACCAGAACCAAAGTATAGATGGTTTACTTGTAAATTATATAAAGATTATGCTACGAAAAGAGAGTTGAGGAAACTACTATGAAATACATTTCTTACCTACTAGCAATTTCAGGCATATATCTTTTTGTATTTGCTTGTCAACCAGCACCATGTACTGATGATGGTTGTCCAGAGTTTAATGAACTAACAGTACCACCTGATAATATTATCACACCTGAAGCTAAAATAGGTTCATTAGAAAACGATTATACAGTTATACCAGTTGTTGCAACAGATAACAAAGATGATTTTGTCTATTCATTGAATCAATGTATTATTCATCTATACAAAAATGTACCTAAAGAAAAACAAATCCCTAGAGAATTAATAATTGCTCAAGCAGCATTAGAAACTGGTTGGGGTACAAGTAGATTTGCTAATGAAGCAAATAATTTATTTGGTATTAGAACATGGAATAAAGATGAAAAGTATTTACTACCTATACCTTGGACAGAATGGCCAGGTTGGGGTGTAAAAGTATTTGAAACCAAATGTGATAGTGTTGCTCACTATATTAAAATAATAAACGAAGTATTTGCTTATGAAGAATTTAGACAAGTAAGACAATATCATTGGGATCAAGGTGTAGAACCAGATGGATTAGATTTGGCACACACATTAACAAAGTATGCTAGTAGAGTGAACTATACAGACCTAGTAGCAACATTAATTAAATATAACATAAGAGGTGTATATGAACTATAGTGAAGATTTATATTGGAAAAGAGTAATGGCATTATATAATGCATTTCAAAGTGCCACACATCCAGATTTTAAAAGATTGTGGGAAGATAAGTTACAAGAATTGATGAAACTTCAATCTAAGTACTTGACAAGGGACTCAAATAGTGTTATAATAGCGTAATGAATATATTTTACTTACATAAAGACCCAAAGATTTGTGCTGAAATGCATTTAGATAAACATTGTACTAAAATGCTTATCGAGTATGCTCAATTAATGTCAACAGCACATAGAGTCCTTGATGGCATAAAATACATTGGCAAATCAAAAACAGGTAGAAAAGTTACTAGATACAAACTAGAAAATAATAATCAAGAAAATATTATTTACAAAGCGTGCCATATACATCACCCAAGTGCTGTGTGGGCTAGAGATAATGCTTATAACTATTATTGGCTATATCAAATGTGGTTTTATTTACACGAAGAATTTAAAATCAGATATGGTAAAGACCATAAGTCTTATACATTATTGAAAGATTTACTACGAGATCCACCTAAAAATATACCCCTAAATATTCCTTTTCATCAACCAACACAGGCAATGCCTGATGATGTTAAAAATGAAGATAGTATTACTGCTTACAGAAACTACTATATAAAATATAAAAAAGATTTTGCTACATGGAAAACAAGTATTCCATTATGGTATAGTGAGGGATTGAATGCCAACATATAGATTTTTAAATACAAAAACTAACGAAGAATATGAGGACTTAATGTCTATAGCAGACATGGAAAAGTTTATTAAGAAAAAACATATTGAATTATTACCACCAACACAGATGAATATTATATCAAGCACAGGTTCATTAGATAGTAAAACTGATAGTGGTTGGAAAGACACACTATCTAAAATATCTGAAGCCCATCCTAATAGTCATCTTGCAAATCAATATGGTAGGAAATCAAATACAGATGTACAAGTTGCTAATATGAAGAAAAAGCATAAAACCAGAATATTAAAGGGTGGAGGTAGATAAATAGTAGTATGGCAGATTTTGATTTTTTAGACGGTTTTGATACAGGCGGCGATTGGGGGTTTACAGGTGTTTCTGAAAAACCAGCAGACAAATCAGTATCAGATTCAAAAGCAACAGAAGCAGTAGTTAAACAGACATCTGAAAGTGTCGGTAAGGCAGTTTCTGGTGAAATTATTACTAGACTAGAGAGTAAGTTAGATAAGATACTCCGTGCAACAAACGAAGCAAAAGATACAATAACTGCTAAGAACGAAACAGAATTAGAGATTGCTAAAAAGCAAATGGATGATGAATATGATTTACGAAAAGATACTCTTGGAAAAGACTATAAAGAAAAGTTTGGTAAATTAGAAAAGTTAATCATACCATTGCTCATTAAATTAGCAAAGTCTCCTGAGGCATATATTCATTGGCCGAATAGAGCAGAAGTCATAGAACAGCAAGTTAAAAAAATCATAGCAATAACTAGAGGGTAATTATGCAATTATACCGAATAAAAATAGAAGCCGATGTTTATGCGGCATCTGATTGGGATGAGATTAAAAAAGATTTAGTTATCGGATACAAAGATGCTGATGGTAACATAGCAGAAAAAATACCAGGCAAATATGAATCAATAAAAATATTGAACATCAAGAATGATGAATATAAAATAGAAAAATCGCTTGACAAAGAACTGCTTAACGAAGAACCGCTTGACAAAGAATAGATAATCTGTTATAATAAAGACTATGAATAAATTAAATGCCTTTATGAGGGAGAAGTATGAAATGAAATCTTTTTCACATACTCCCCCAACCAAAACACTTCCAGAAGTAATTACCGAAACAATTAATGGTAGACGATTTTATGTTACACCAGAAGGTAAAAAATATCCATCCATCACAACAGTTTTATCAGGTCGAAGTAAAGAAGGTATCAACAGATGGCGAGAATCTGTTGGTCATGATGTAGCGAATCAGATAATGAGAAGTGCTGCTAAAAGAGGCACAGCCGTACACACACTAGTTGAAAACTATTTAAACAACGAAGAACTATCTAAACAAGATGTTTTACCCCTTGCATTATTTACTTTATTAAAACCAGAACTAGATGATATAAATAATATAGTAATACAAGAAGGTGGACTATACAGCAATAAATGGGGTGTCGCTGGGAGAGTCGATTGTATTGCAGAATATAAAGGCAAATTATCAGTAATAGATTTTAAAACATCCACAAAAGAAAAGAAAGAAGAATGGGTAGAGAACTACTTTATTCAAGGTTCTGCTTATTGTGAAATGTACGAAGAAAGATTTAACCAAGAAATTAATCAAGTTGTAATCCTCATAGTGACCGAAGATGGTGCGGTTCAAACTTTTATAAAAGATAAAAAAGATTATTTACCTTTGCTGAAACCAGCAATAGAGGAATTTAACAAAGAAAATGAAACAAATACTTAAAAGTGTTTTAGGTACTGTATTAATAATTTTATTTTTAGCAATTGTATATACAGGACTTAATTCATTACAAGCAGAGGAAAAACCAAATTACGATATAACACAATTAAAAGTTAAACCTGTCCCATTATATTGTGGGGATACTTCATTTGTATTTCAAACAGCATTTGAAGTGCTTGGTGAACTACCAATCGCAGGTGCAGAAGTAAGAAAAGCAGGTAATTTAAATGCTCCTGTTGTAGGGGTATTAACTTTTACTTACAACAAAGAATGGAACAAAGGAACTCTAATGATGACAATACCAAGTACATATGAAACTTGTATATTGGGTTATGGAGTTAATTGGGAGTTTTTTCCCGTTCTAAAAGAGATTCTTGATGAAGGTAATGAGAGTAACTAATATGGACCTGGGTGCAATACCCAGCGCCTCCACCAATCCTAGATAGACCTTTAAGGGGGCGAAATAGGATCGACAGTTAGAAAAAATCGTACTGGAGAGGATAGTCCAAAGACTTTAAACTAAAATAAAAGCAAACTTTAATGAGTATGCATTAGCAGCCTAGGCTGTTAGGGGTTTGCCTGTACCTTGCAACAGAAACAGGCACTAGTTTCCTCTTGAATGAGGAGTAAGAGCGGTGTTGGCGGAATTGGTAGACGCTACCACTAGGTTGTCGTAAGACATACAGGTTCAAGTCCTGTACACCGTACCATAGAGGGTTAATTTAGGAAGGGAATGCCCTAAAGCGTTCCCGCCCTCATAACTAAAGGAGAGTATATTATGATGG